CAGGTAATTCATCCTTAAAAGTACCATAATTAAGTTTTAATTTATTATGAATATTAGTTAGTTTATCATTAATGTTATATATACATTGGGTAGAAATTGTATAGTCATTTACATTTATTTTAACTATATAATATTGGTTGTATTCAACTTCAGAATTATTAATTACTATAAATATACCTTTCTCAACTCCGCATATATGGTCATTAAAATATAATGACCGTGTAATATCACCGTGCGGAATAGTAATAATATTATCGTGTGTTAGTTTATTTAAACATATTTCAGTAACATCTACTCTATTTTCATCTATGCCGTAAAAAATAAATATGGTCATATAATTATATTATATATAATTATTCTTATATATATTATTTTCATAAAATACGCATTTAAAATATACTAAGCTATAATAAATATAAAGTTTTCTTTTTTCATAACGTCAATAAGTTGTGACCTATTTATAGGGCCATTCATTATTTTGATTTGGTCATATATTTCTAAACTATTGTTATGATGTATATCAAATAAGCATATATTTTTCCGAGCATTTTGAATAATATCTGCTAACGATTCATTTTCGCGTATTACCCAATTGTAGAAATCCTCCGTTATTTTATTTTCATCCTTGTATTTAGTAAACATTTTGTAAGAGTTAAATATTGTCATAGTAGATGCTCCAATATTAGTGATTGGTTTATGAGAATAATCGCATCCAAATAGAATACTCATTTGTTTAAATTCGTCCATATTCATATTGAGTGTTGTTAATATATTATGAAAATCGTACATGATTACTTTGGATGTAGACAAACTCAAATATCGAAGAACACGCGAACATCCATAGACAAACATATCTGTGTCTTCGCTCAAACACGCATATACAATATTTTTTGAAACCATCTTCGCACATAGAATATCAGCTTCACCGGGAGCTTCATAATAGGTTACTCCGTATGCCTGGAGCAATGATTTGGCATCTTGTATATGCTGATGTTTTAAAATAACAAATTTCTTCTTCAGTTGTTTCATCGCATTTCTCAATTCTTCGCCATTTGTAGTTATGTCAATATATGTATCATCGTCTATTTCTACTGTTGTCGTATTTTCAATACTTACCTCATCGATGTTAGTTGCACCATCATTGACCTGAGATTCCAAACCATCCAAAATCTGTTTCAATCTATAATATTCTTCACGAGCACTATTCTTCGTCTTTCTTCTCAATTCAATTGTCCCATTTTTTTCAATAGGCGGCTTCCCGTCAAATATAAATATCGGTATTATATTATGCTCCCTAAATATAGATATCATTAAATATAAATTTTCTAGTAGAGCATTTTCGCTAAGATATTTATAAAGATAAATACTGATATCTACTGCTATTTTTTTACCAGAAAGCGAAGATAAAGGTATACAAGATATAGATTCTTTACATTTTGATTGAATGAATCTGTTTAACATGTGGATTCCCATTGTGTCTTCTTGTGAAAGATGTGCGCTTACCTGGGAACGACGGCCTATATGAAAATACTTTCGGTTATACGTATATAGTTATTACATATAACGCTAATCAATTTTTTGTATTTTTAATCTAAATCTAAATCTAAATCATATACGAAAAATTGATATAAAATAAACATAATAAACATATAAATATAGACATAGACCTCCAAAATGCCGATAACACGACTACAAAGCAAGAAAATTAATGCAGTGAATGCAGCTGCAACAGAAGCCAAAGCCAACAACACCGACTCCAAAATACCGATAACACGACTACAAAGCAAGAAAATGAATGCAGTGAATGCAGCTGCGCCAGCAACCGCTACCAAACCAACAAATGCAAAAGCAAACCTAATACACAATATCAACTTTATAGATGCTTCCAAAGAATGGAGAAAGAATAAAGTAAAACATACAAATTGTACATTTGAATATATATGGATTTAACACCATATTAGTCACCACCACCAATAACAGTCATCCGCATCGTAGATAATAATACATTATCTGGTCTATCGGGCGTATTTTGTGTTTCTAGTTTATTCTCTATTGCTACAATAAGTTTCAAAAGATCATTGTTCTTATAATTCTTATAAATAAACTGAATAAATTCATCTATGTTTTTCTCATCTTTTTTGAAATTAAATATATTTGTATTGTTATCGATACACCATAATATGAAACCATTAAAATTGGCGAGTAATATTGCCACGACAATATAGTAAGCAAAAACATTTGTCTCTTCTTTATATAATTTATTAACCGTTACATAGTTTGCATCTGAACAATTAGATATAATATTATAATCTAATCCCATATAATCTAATACTTTAATACATTGAAATAGTGAAAAAATAGTTTCGTGTTGTATAGAATCGTAGAATTTCTTCAAAAAAATGTCGTATTTGTTTTTTAATCGCATTGTACCAGTTTCATCGGAACCGTTACCTTGTGTGTGTTCGTGACCGTGACCGTGACCGGCGTGAGTATGAAACTTAAGAGATTTTGGTGGTTCATATAGCTTATCTAAAAAATTACGCCTTGTTGTCCTGGATGAGAATCTCTTATTTGTATTTATATCAAAATAAGTTTCAAAAAACACATTCATAATTCTTGCCCATATTTCGCAATAAGACTCGTATATTTTTATATCCTTTTTTATCGAAAAAATATTCTGTAACCTTTTATTAGCATTTGTGATATTTAATAAAGAAAAATCTATACCATAATTATGCATAGTCTCGTGTATAAAAACCTTAAACCATTCTTCCTTTCGATAAACGATAATATTGGCATCTGTTTGGCATACATCGGAGACTCCCCCATTTACGTGTACGGGTCTCAAAATATTGTTATGAGCATATTCATCCTCATATAGTTCATAATCATTATAACTTTCGGAATTAATATCACCATTGTCTTTTGTGGGAGTAAATCCAGGTAGCCGTCGTTTGAAAGGTGTCAAATAAATATAAGATGACAAATTAGTACCACACTTTATATCAGCAAATTTTGCCAATAAATTTAACCATAAATATATTTTTAATATACAATTTTTGAAATACGAAGCTCCTTTTTTTCTTATATTATTTAATTCATATTTACTATCTTCGAAAATTACAAAATAAACAGTTACTGTTCGTTTATCGCCAATATCACACTTATACTCTAAAACATATCTGGATTTTTCTCTGATATATTTTACAATATTTGGAGGTATGTAAGAACTGGATAATAATGATTTCTGTATTAATTTATCGTTTGGTTCAGTTATTCGTTTAAATTTATGTTTAAAACATAGAGATGCGCGTTCAATCGTCTTAAACTTCTTAAATTCATCATCTATACAATCGTATAATGTTATTAATTGTTTATTTATTTCTGACTGTCTCGAATTTTTAACATCATTTGTAGTTTGAGTTTTATTTATACGCCTAAGTTTATTATAATATTTGTCATTCCGTTGCATCAATTGTAGTAAATTATAATCATTTCTTTTTAATTTTATGTTACCACATTTTTCTAAAGGGTTGATGTTTTGATGAAGTGGGGAATGAGTAGAGGAATAATTTGTTTCCATTTATATAGTAAACAGATTATTTATTATTAGTTATTAGTTATTAGTTATTAGTTATTAGGTATTTGAAGACAAACTATTTAATGTATTGCTTCGTAGTCATTTATTTTGCCATTTTTTGTTCTCAATTTAGAACGTACATGCATTAGATGCATAGATGGAGTAGGATGTTTTGTATGGTTATAGTTAATAAGTTTTGCATTATTTGTCATAAGGAGTATAGTAGCAAGGTCGTCGTTCTGGCTAAATTTCGCCATAGTACCTTCTTCGAGAACTCGTGAGTGACGACCATTGAAGAAATCGGGGTCAATTGCAACTGTCGACGGACGCAAGCTAACCTTTTTACCATCGATGGTTGTTGTAGGATTCTTTTTGCCAGCGACAGTAGCCAAATCAACATCACTTGAAATCTGCGATAAAATAGACGTTTCATTGTAATGTTTACTCTTTTTATTCGCATCCATTGTAAATAACAAGTAAAATTCAGGAGAAGTTTTCAAGAATTTATTTCCTTGATAGTAGTGCTCTACAGATAACCATCGATGTCCATCCAATGTAAATGGCTGACACCATTCATTTGAAATCTTTCTTCGCCAATTATTTTTACCTCCTTTTTCATTGTTACTACCACCGCCCATAAGATCCATAAAACCTTTCAAGTCATTCGCCGATACGACATCACCCTGTGCAAACCCGGGCATTTTATTAGACGACATAGCGTGATGCATTAATCGCAATGAATCATTGTAATGAGGATTTGATGATTTATCCAAATCTGCAAGTTCCGATTCTATTTCTTTCATAAAATGTTTGTTTGCAGAATCCATATCCTCTTTCATAAAAAGCATAAATTGAGGAATATTCGTATATATCCCGCTTAATTCAAAACCCTGTAAACATCGCGACGTGACCTGCAATTTTACAGAGTAGGGTATTTCGCCAAATGTAAACATCTTCGTATCGCGATATGTTATTAAATCATAATGTTTGTCTGTTTGTGAAAGCATAATATAATGGTCAGGAACAAATTCATATTTATCTCTTTTTGATATTCCTCCCATCGCCTTACTTTTTGGCTCATCGAGTCCTACCATTGCAGCCGATTTATGTTTACCGCTTTTCAATCTCTCAATCTCTTGTACAATAAATTCTTTTTGCGATTTACTTACATTTTTGCCACAATGAATAACGTTCGTCATCGCAAATACTTTATCATTATTGTCGTGAAAATCCGTTTTAGAAAAGACAATAAGTTTAATATTAAGAATAATTTCTAAAGTGGAAATAGCCCACTCATCTGCATAAAACTCACCAGCCCCTTCGCCTACACGTATAATATCGCGCAGTTGTTCGATATTATGAACACCTTTCATAAATTGAACATATTTCATATTATCTTTTATGGCTTCTCGCTTATTTTTTAATTCTTCATTTTCTGCCTTGAGCACCAATGCGCGTTCTCGTATTTGTTTTTTCTCAGACAAAGATTGCGAACCAGTAAGACGCGTTTTAAGGTCTTGATTCTCAGCCACAATTTCTTCATTTCTTTGCCTATTTCTCTGTAACTGTAGATTAAAACTATCGTATAATGATTTATATGCCGAATATTGTTCTGTGCTGATTACACCAGCAAGTTTTTCACGCAAATTTATAGCATTGATGTCGCGGTCAGGATATACGCTGCGAATAGCATCACTAATCGCATAAAAGAAACTGTCACTATCGACGGGAGATTTTACAATATTAAATTCATTATTCATATAATATTTTTGTATCCAAGGTTGGTCTGGGCGTTCGCGGAAATTACGTAGTTCGGCGTCAAATTGGTCCATCGTTTGAACCGGAAGTCTCCTTGGAACTTTTACAGGACCCCTAGAGGCATCTTTAGGGGCAGCGAGCGAAGCGTGAATTGCGGCTTGAATATCTTCATCATCGGTTTCGGTATCTTCGTCTTCTTCGGCGGCGGCGGCGGCGGCGGCAACAGCAGCGGCTACTTTTGGGAGGGCTGACTTTGCGCGTACCTTGGCGGAAGCAGATAACGCGGATGGGTTTTCTGAGATAAATACTGCTTTTTGTATTAGCGTTTTCGTGACAAATGAGTATATAAGTGGGGGTGGTGTTTTTTCAAGATTTATGTCGCCTTCGTCGTCTAGCATAGAGGCAACATTTTGCTCGAATATTTCATAAACGCCGATTTGGGATATTACCTTGTCATTTTTTATAAGATAAATAGGATAATAAACAATATTTTTATCAATAAATATGTTTTTTATTTGCCCAATACTTATAATTGTATTAATTCCCATTACCGTTGCTTCATATAATGGTGCCTTATAATTCATTTCTTTTGAATCTGATGGGTCAATCGATTTTAATTCGGTATAATTTACACTTGGATCAAGTCTTGAGCGAACCATTATATTATATTAAATATACATATTAATTTTATATTTATAAATATTTATTTACTTACAAGTATTAAATATACCGCTATATATTCTATATAATAGCAAATATTTACATAAAATGATTACGTGTGTATTAACAGGAGGTCTTGGTAATCAACTATTTCAAATATTTAATACGATGGCTTTATCTATAGAGCTAAAAGACAAATATATGTTTCCGAATAAATTATATGGAGGAACACGAACGTGTACATATTGGGATACACTTTTGAAAGAAGTGAAAAAGAATGTTATGTCAACATCAGTAATTAGTTTAAAATTGCCGGTACACAAAGAGATTGGGTTTAAATATAATAAAATATTATCATCATCATCATCATTATCATCATCATCATTATCATCATCATCATCATTATCATCATCATCATCATTATCATCATCATCATCATTATCATCATCATCATCATTATCATCATCATCATCATTATCATCATCATCCTCATTATCAAGTGATATTGTAAAGAAAAATGGCGGAGTGATATTATATGGATATTATCAAAGCTATAAATATTTTGAAAAAGAATATGAAAAAATAAAAGAATATATTAAACTTGATGAACAGAGAAAAATAGTAAAAGATGCATATTTTTCTAGAGCGGACACCGAACCACAAATCCTGGAAAACAACATTATTTCATTACATTTTAGAATGGGGGATTATAAGAAGTTACAAGATTGTCATCCAATAATGGATACCGAATATTATATAAAAAGTATAGGATTTATATTGGACAAGATAAAGTTTGCCGATTTTCCAAATAGTCGCGTAACTATATTGTATTTTTACGAGAAAGAAGATGCAGCTGATGTTCTTTCAAAAATAGGATTGATGCAAAAACAATATCCCTTTATTATATTTAAATGTGCTAACAGTGAATCCAACTTAGAAGACTGGCAACAATTATTATTAATGAGTTGTTGTCAGCATAATATTATAGCGAATAGCAGTTTCAGTTGGTGGGGGGCATATTTGAATAATAACCCTGAAAAAATAGTATGCTACCCGAGGGAATGGTTTGGTACGAAATTACAAAGTCACGATGTTTCGGATATGTATCCAACTACGTGGAATAAAATCTAAAGTTTCATAGGTATACTATTTACAGATGGCAAGGAAATAGGCTGCGGCGCAAGTTCTTTTATCTGTTGTATATGTTTAACATTTTGAACATTTTGAACATTTTGAACATTTTTAATAAGATTTACTTTATCCAAGTCCTTCATTATATTTTCATAATTTGTAGTGCGGTGTTCAATGTCACTATAATCTTCGCGCTGAACAGCTACAACTGGCGCAAGCATATACCACGTATGCATTCTCTGTAGTTGAATCCAAAACTTATCAATTGCAAACAGTGCATGCTTTTGTGGTTCTTTAATTAACCTTTCGATTCCAGCGCGTATATTGTTGATTAGAATATTATAATAACTACGTTTAACAATATAACCCGTGGTTGTTTGGCAATGTGACACACGAATACACGTATCATCCACGGTAACATACGGTGGAACATTATTTCCTGCAATTAACAATACATTCCAAGAGTCGTTATTATTTCCGTGTAAACTAAAAAATGTATTGACGTGTTGTACAAACTTTTCACTATCTAAAATTAATAAATCATCTTCGCAAATCATAACATATGGCCAATTATTCTTTTTTGCTATTTCTAAGCATTTTAAGTGACTCATACTACAACCGATTCTACCATTTTTTAATTTAATAGCATTAAAACGTCGCGGATATACAATACCAATACTTTTTAACTGAGATTCAATGTGTTCCTTTCTATCTACACGGGATTCAAGATTAATATAAAGACAGTGTTTTATATCAGAAACAGAATTTATTAGTTTATCTCCCGTATTTGTAGCCATCTATGTAAAAAATATATAATTATTTTTATATATATTTTTTGTATATATATTTTCCAGAATATTTGTATTTATCACGGAAACAATAAAAAATTAGAGAAATATTTATCAGCCTTTAGCTCATCAATTTTTTCCAGCATTTTTCTATACTTAAGAACCATTGGATAATTTAATACATTGGTTTCAAATAATACAATATTCTTAATAAGTTCCGATTTTAACATTTTCTTTGGCACCGGGGCGGATTTCGGTTTCGGTTTTGACTTTGATTTTTGATTCGTTTCATTTAATGTATCAAAAAATGATTTATTACCAGTATTATTTGATATAATATTATAGTAATTTCCTAAATGCGTTAACATTTTCATATTATAATTTATAGAATAATCTACTTCAAGTAAAGGTGCATTATCAATATTATATTTATTTTTTATATAATCCATTGTAATATTGGATAATTTTGAGATATCTATAAAATATTCGTTATCGTTCTCATTATCGTTATCGTCAAAATAATTATGAGACGATATTGAATGCGATGAAGAAGAGGAAGTAAAGTGTGTCTTAGAATCTTCTACACCATCGTAAAAAATTGGCGTATCACACTTAATTTCATTCTTTTCTGTTATAATACAATCTTGAGAAGTCAATAATTCATCATAACTACTTCCACATCGTTTTAAAATTTTACTATTATTTTCTACTACAGGTTTATCATTGTCTGCATCATTATCTGCATCATTGTCTAATTTAATATTAATTACAATAATCGCATTGTTTTCTGACTCTATATTCTCATCCGAATCAGTACTATTGTATAATTCAGGTTGTTGTTTTTTATTTTCATTTTTTATTTTTTTCCATTTATTTTTTAATATTTCCCATTCATTTTTATTTTTTTCTATAGTATATGCATCTTTATTCTGAAACATAATAATAATTATATTGTATGATATGTTTATTATTATGTTTATATATTTATATATTTATATTTTGAACATTAATTTCGCATTGTTATATTCGCATTTTAATTCTTAATTTCTTCAAGCATATCCATATGTTTAAATATTGTTTTATTTGTAACACTAGGATATTCTTTCATTTTAGGTTTGAGTATACTTACAAATTCAATGTTGCTAATAATACTAACCCAAGATTCTTCAACACTTGCCGCTGTTGACAATGATTCCTTAGATTTTGTAATAATAATATAAAGATTTTCAGTAAGCTCCTCGATTTCATTGGTCTTGTCAGATTTACAAATATATGTGCTTATTAATTTCTGTATCTGTTTTATAATATCGACAATCTCTTCTTTTTCAATAACTTGGTTAATCATAAGATTAACTACGAATAGACTCATAGCACGACGTTTGTCGTTTGTCTTTGTATAATCACAAAACTTGTCATAATTTTTCTTAGGATCAATGAATTCGATTGTGTTAAATAAATTCATAAACTCCTTAAAATTATCCTCAAAAATCTTTTTAAAAATATCATAATCTTTCATTAAAGACTTGAATAATCGTGCATATAACTCCGAATAAAAACTATTCGAACTCGCAATGTTAAAAATAGAATACCCAATTTTCATCATATTCTCTTCAGATGTTTCGTGTTTTATCAATTGCAATATTTCATTTTTAATATCCTGAATCATCACTTGCTCATTTTTATCCGTAATCTTATTCAAAAACCCACGAATATTATCCATATTTTTCTCAATACCTTCACTAATATGCTTTTGTGTCGTTTGAAAAGCACGAATTGCCTCCCAATCCTCATCAGTAATTTCATTTGTTCTAGGTTTAACCTTTTTGTATCCACCCGGATTGCCAAGTACTCCTAGATTTAACCCCGAACCTGTTCCTTTAACATCCTTCTTGAGAAAAATAGGCGTTTTTATGTATGTAGGTGCTCCTACCTGTTCCGATAGTTTAGATATGATATTTAACGTTTCTTGTGACAGATTACATATGAATCCTGCATTTGTTATCTCTTCATAATCGACAATATTGTATTGTTTTGGATACTGATTCGATTTAATCATTGCTTTAGTCATATGTCCTATTATTATATAATATAATTCATTTATATCAATTTTAATATAAATATTTTATAATATGTTAATATAAAATACAATATATACTATACAAAAATGGCAACAACTCTGTGTTTGATAGCGATATTTAAAAACGAATCACATATTCTTAAAGAATGGATAGAGCATTATTTAAAGCAGGGCGTCGATAAGTTTTTTCTTGTTGATAATGGAAGTACTGATGAATATTATTCTATCTTACAGCCATATATAGTATCAGGTAAAGTAGATTTGGTAAAAGACAATAAGAGGTACGCACAGGTAGAATTATATAATAAACATTTTCTGAATAAATGTAGACGTTATGAATGGGTTATAGTATGCGACTTAGATGAATTCATATATGGTAGAAAATACTGTAATTCTATTAAAGATTTTTTAGGCAAAGTTCATAATAATTTTTCACAGATATTTATTCCGTGGAAAATGTTCGGTTCAAATGGATTTGATACTATGGATAAAAAACAACCAAGTAGTGTAATTTCAACTTTTACAAAGCGAATTAATTATGATAATAATAATAATAATAAATTTAGATCTTTTACTTATAAAGGTAAAGTAAAATATATATATAGTAAAACGATTATCAGAACAAAATATTTATTGAAATTTGAAGTCCATAGTTCAGAAACATTAAATAATAATTATTTAACCTCGTATATTTTAAAAAGTAATGATATTCACAAAAATAAGGATTTCACGGAAATAAATGAAAATATAATTGAAAATTCGGCTTTACATCTTAATCATTACGCAATACAGTCATTAGACTGGTTTATGAAAGTAAAAGCTACGCGTGGTGATATTAACGCTGCAAAGAATGAAAATGTTAGAGATAAAAAGTATTTTGATGAATACAATTTCAACGATATAGAGGACCTTGAATTGTCAAATATAACAAATAGTATAGACAAATCTAAATAAATACGTATAATCTATGTATAATCTATGTATAATCTACATATAAATCTACATATAAAATGTTTATTTGATAAATACTTAAATGTATAAGAATATATAATATAGAATGTCCGGAAAGTACCCCCCATCGAATCGCAATAGATATAATAATAAATATAAAAACGCTGAAGAAGGTGATAAAAGTCATCCACAGCAGTTTAATAATCGTGATAATAACCCTAACTCTAGATATGATAATAGAAAAAATAATAAAATAATTTCAAGAGTCAAAGAGAATGAATATGAAGGTTTGAATATGTCGACCGCCGCTAAAACAACCATCGCACCCATCAATGATACGGATATTCAACCTAATGTTGGTACAGATGCGAATGCTTCATTAATTGTGGAAATCGGTGATGTTGTAGAATATACACCCAAAGAGTTTGATAAATGGGAAGACCTAGAGGGAATTATCAATGAGGATATTATGCGCGGAATTTACGCGTATGGCTTTGATACTCCCAGTGTAATTCAACAAAAAGCGCTTCTGACTATGTTTGACAAGCGTGATATTATTGCTCAGGCGCAGTCAGGAACAGGTAAAACTGGTGTTTTTACAATTGGTGCTCTACAAAATGTAGACCCAAAGATAAACAAGACTCAGGCGATGATTCTAGCACCGACGAGAGAATTGGCGAAACAGATTCACGGTGTTATTTCTGGAATTGGTGTAATTAATAAAGATATTCGTTATCACGTATTGATTGGCGGTACGTCTACCGATGATGATGCTTTTCAACTAAAGTCTATAGTGCCGCATATAATTATTGGATGCCCCGGGCGTGTATATGATATGATGCGCCGTAATCATATTGTTTCTAAAGATATTAGTATGCTTATTTTGGATGAAGCGGACGAAATGTTGTCTATCGGATTTAAGGACCAGATTTATAATATTTTCCAATTTTTGAATTCAAATGTTCAGGTTGGATTATTTAGCGCTACTTTACCAAACGAATTGCAGGCGCTTACTGATAAATTTATGCGAAATCCTGTTCGAATTTTGGTAAAGTCTGAATTGCTTACATTGGAGGGAATTAAACAGTATCATGTC